TGCAGTCGTTACACAATCAATGTACGGAAGCGCTGGCTACAACACAAACAGCTTTACAGCTAGTGATGCTAAAGACGGTCAATCGACTGTAACTTTAGACATTGGTGGAGGATCTGCTGGAACTCACATGTTCAAACTTGTGAGATCTGCTGATGATCCAAACAACAATGACAATTCAGCGATTGGTTCAAACCAAATCGTAGTAATTGCACCAGCTAGTAGCTTGTACAATTAATAACAAATAGGAGTATATAACTATGGCAATATCAAGAGCACAACTAGTTAAAGAACTAGAGCCTGGTCTAAATGCACTATTTGGACTAGAGTACAAACAATACGGCGAGCAGTGGACTGAAATTTTCGACACTGAATCATCTGACAGAGCTTTCGAAGAGGAAGTAATGTTAGCTGGTTTTGCAAACGCGGCAGTTAAACCTGAAGGTCAGGGTGTAGCTTTCGACGATGCACAAGAAACTTTCACAGCTCGTTATACTAACGAAACGATCGCTTTAGCGTTCGCGATTACTGAAGAAGCAATCGAGGACAACTTGTATGATAGACTTGCGTCTAGATATACAAAAGCTTTAGCAAGATCTATGGCATCTACAAAAAACATTAAAGGTGCAGCGGTTCTAAACAATGCGTTTACAGCAGCATTTGCTGGTGGAGATGGTAAGGAGCTTTGTGCTACTGACCACCCTACATTAGCAGGTGAGTTTTCAAACGAATTGGCAACAGCAGCTGAACTTAATGAAACATCTTTAGAGCAGTCTTTAATCGACATTGCTGCACTAACTGATGAAAGAGGCCTAAAAATTGCAGCGACAGGTGTAAAATTAATTATACCTTCAGCGCTTCAATTTACTGCTGACAGACTTATGAATTCTGCAGGCAGAACTGGTACAGCTGACAATGACATTAACGCAATCAGAAACATGGGAATGATCTCTGGTGGTTACACAGTAAATAATTACTTAACTGCTGCGAAGAAATTCTTCATCAAAACTGATGTGCCTAATGGCTTAAAGCATTTCAACAGATCACCTATCAAAACTTCAATGGAAGGTGACTTTGATACTGGAAACGTTAGATACAAAGCTAGAGAAAGATATGTTTTTGGATTTTCT